GCAGAGATTCCAATAAGGAAGTGGAAGATTACTAACTGATATGGACCTCCGTTATACAACCACTCATCAAGTGTGGCAGCTTCCCAGATGGGATAGAAGTGTAATCCGATAGCGTTAGAAGATGGAACTACAGCACCAGAGATGATGTTGTTACCATATAAAAATGAACCTGCAACAGGTTCGCGAATGCCGTCGATATCGACTGGCGGTGCAGCAATAAATGCTATTATGAAACAAGTAGCAGCAGCTAGAAGACATGGAATCATAAGGACTCCGAACCATCCAACGTAAATGCGATTGTCAGTTGAGGTTACCCAACTACAAAACTCGTCCCAATTTTGCAAAGGGCTGCTCTGTCTTTTAGAAAGAGTAGTCATTGAAAAATGAGTGCGGTGTTTACTTGTATGATAAGACTTATCCCCTTGGTCTTGGTTTGGGGTATGATATGGGTGGAGTATTCCTGTGAGGGACCACTGAATAGGGGGAACAAGTCCTTGCCACCCAATTTATTTATTATACCACAACTTCAATAAAGATTCTCTTCCTCTCCCAATCTAATCTTGACATCAGATGTTGGATAAGCAACACAGGTTAAAACAAACCCTGCTTCCAACTGATCTTCATCTAAGAATGACTGGTCTTCTTGGTTGACTGTGCCTTCTAAAACCTTACCAGCACAGGTACTACACGCACCAGCACGGCAAGAGTATGGAGCATCAGCACCTTCCTCCTCTGCCTTATCTAAGATGTATTCGTCTGCTTCACACTGAAAGGAAGTTTCTGTTCCGTCAGCATCGATAACCGTTACTGCGTATGCCATGAGTAAAATTTAAATGTAGACCTTGTATTTATTATAACATCAATAACCGCCAAATGGATCATCCTGTGGTTCATATTCTGATGGTGCAGTCTCTTCCCAATCAAAAGTTTTCTTCTGTGCTTGCTCAGAACCACCACCAAAATCTGTAATACTTTCTGAACCACCTATAGCAAATGGATTATACTTTGCTGTTGCAATCCTATACATCTTCTCATGCATCGTCACAGTCTCTTCAGCAGTCTTCTCAAAGTCAGGTGAAGATTCATGTCGGGAAGCATAGTTATCTGCTATCTCTTCTTCAGGTCTTGGGTTGGTATAGTCTTTTGCTGTTGGCATACTATCATGCGGATGCGGAGTGTCGTCGAACCAATCGTCTTTAGGCATTTTATCTGGGTCTGGGGCTGGATAAGTCATATAATATTTAGTTTTCTACATTGCATTAAGAACCAATGGTAATAAGTTATGTTCTGCTTGTTGTATTGCACGTTGCAATGACTCAGCAGTTTCACCTGGTAAAATAGGAACTGTCTGTTGTCTTATAATGGCACCAGAGTCTAACTCTTCTGTTACAAAATGAACAGTAGCACCAGTCTCTAGATCACCACTCTGTAGTGCTTGCTCTACAGCATGTAATCCTTTGTACTTAGGCAACAGAGATGGATGGAGATTTATAATACGTCCTGCAAACTCATCACAAAATTTCTTAGATACTACTCTCATCCATCCTGCCATAACAATCATATCAATTTCATATGCATGAAACAATGCAATGATCTCCTCTTCATCCTTACTATAACAAGAATTTATATTCAATCTATCTGCTCTCTTCTTTGCTTTACATTTCTTTTTATTGTAGACCATCAGTTTAACTTCATGATTAGGACAAGAATGAACAATGTTCTCGAAATTACTTCCGTTCCCTGAACACATCACACCTAATCGCATGTCAAATCCTCCAGAGTTACAAGACTCTCTAGTTGAACACCTTGTGCCTTCATCAATTCCTTAGCACCCTCTTGTCTATCTACGATAGTAACTACCTTAGATACATTACAACCTTGTGATCGTAACACATTAACTGCTTTCATAGCAGACTCACCTGAAGTTGTTACATCTTCTAGGACTACCACATTAGTTCCTAATGGTGGTAATGGTCCTTCTATCTGGGATGCAGTCCCATGACCTTTAGGTTCTTTCCTTATAATCAATGCACCTACTAGTCTCTTGTTCCATATGTGTGATGCATACAGAACTCCTGTTACTAAAGGATCAGCACCAAGAGTCAGACCAGCAACCATCTTAACGTTATCCTCTATACAATCCAACATCATTCCAGATATTAGATCCAAACCTTTACCTGTGAGAACAACTGGCTTACAGTTAACATAATGCTCACTGCTGTTACCAGAAGACAGAGTAAACTCACCTTTACGATAAGCATGTGCCTTTAGAATCTCAATTAATTCCTCTTTCATACTCCCCCCATAAGGACTAGTGAATATCTCCACTCAGTTTTGAAGTACCCTTTAGGTAGGTACGCTGAGTGGAAGTTGTTTCCATTATAGAATATAGCACGGTTATAACGCAAGGGTTCCATATGATACAAATTCCAACACTCATCACCTGTGAACTCCTCATATACAAAGTTGCCCTTGACTTGCTTACTGAATACCTGCTCTTGAATATGGGGTGGTAGATCAACTCCTTGGTAATGATTCTGCCATGTATAGAACCCTGTTCCTCCAGGACCATCTGATAACCATAGGTTTACTACATACTCCTTATTGTCATGATGAGGATACCATGCCTTACAATTACATGGCATGTCATCTTTATACAGATTAGTAAACCCTTGTTCAATCCAAGGATTAAATCCTGTCCAATTACTAAACAACTTCTCCATATTATTATAGAACTCATAAGGTAAGAGTTGTCTCCAACCAGGAGAAGAGGTTGGATAAAAATAATCAGAAGCAAACGCAGGGATCTGCATTAAAAGATCCTTATATTCGTCTGGCTTCTTAAGGAAGTCATTGAATATAAGGATCTCAGAGTCTTCATTTAATCTATGAATCTCTGGATAGGGATTGTTTATATCAAAGATAGATTTATCTGTGATAATTTCCATAATATTCTACTGCTGTTGGGAAGGTCAGACTCTTCTTGTGTCTGTTAACCTGATCAATAGTATCAGATAATTTATATACCTTCTCAGTGAAATCATCCTCCCAGAACTTCATGTTGGATAGTTTGAAAGAACTATATGGATTGATCTCATGTCCTGCAATCATGTAAAGAGTAGCACTCAGATTATCAAACTGTAATGTCTCATGTAAATCAAAGTAAGCTCCTCCACGTATATCATATACTTGTTTCAACAAAGGACTATCTTTAAACTCCTGCATCTGTACATCACTCCAGAATAGAGTGTCATCTCTAGCAGTCATAGCATAATGTAATGTAATAAAATCTGCGAAGTATAAGAACTGTTCTCTACACACATGATTAAATGAATGAGCATCAAAGTTATTCAATGTATCCTTACCCTCTGCAATATTACAGAAGACCAATAGAAACTCATGGATACTCATCAAACCATTTGATTCCAACGGTTCTATGAATGCACCACTCAGTCCTATACTAATACAATTATTAACCCACATCCTATCACTCATACCATTTCGCATCTCAATATGTTTAAACTCCATCTCCTTAGCAATAGGTCCAAGATAGAATTTAAATTCTTCTAAGGCATGTTCCTTAGATAAATGCTCACTCGAATAATTATATCCAGTACCAATACTATTCCAGTGTGGTATCTCCCAGACCCATCCACTAGACATAGCAACTGAATTTGTATACAACTTAAGTTCTTTCTCTTTATCTACGTAAGGTCTTTGAGCCGCCCATGCAGCATCAGTATAAGTTCTATTATTAAATGGAACCCACCTCTCCTCCAATGCACCTTCAATTAAAACACGATTGAACCCAGTGCAATCAAAGAACAGATCACCTATTACATGAACACCACCATCTATAACAACACTCTTAATAAACTCATCCTCATCTAAGTAAACATTCTTAACTGTTCCTTTAATAACATTGACACCTTTAGGTATACAATAGTCATCACGCAAATAAGTATAAAATTTATGTGTATCAAAATGCCATGCAGTATCCTTATCCAAACTCCAGAAATCAATCTGTTCAGGAACTTGATTGTTCTCTAAGCATTCTGATATAGGAGACAAATCATTAACAAAATTTTCAAAGGGTGTCTTAGTAAGATACTGATGTGCAAACCACTCTGGTACATTAAATTTCCTCTGATCAATACGACCAAAGGGATAGTAAAAGGACTTACCTTTCTTATGAAAATTCTCAAATCTTATAGCAAGTTTATTTGTAGCATCAAACTTGGTTATAAAATCTTCATTAGATATCTCTAGAAATTCTTGCCATCTTCTCATCAACTGTGTAGTGCTTTCACCTACACCAACTGTAGGAACATCACCTTCTATTACAGTGATCTTCTTATCTGGAAATGCTTTAGCAACAGTGGCAGCAGTCATCCAACCTGCACTACCACCACCTACAATTACAACACTATTGAACTTCATACGCTGGACCTATGTCTGCATCACTGTTCCAACTAACTATAGTTTTTGTCTTATCGCCTTTATTAGTTGGTGCTTGATGTATAACATAGCTTGGGAAGCAAACAACGTCTCCTTCCTGAACCTCTAGGGTCTGTATATCGTGCTGTGTAAATGGATTTAAAATCTGTGTCCGAGGACTATCATCTGGAAGATCAACATAGTAAACACTAGTCCACTGACAATCAGTGTGTGCGTGCCAACCATGAGTAGATCCATGATCATATTGTTGAAACCATATCTTATTAATCTTAAACCTATGGTATCCCATTTCTGTATAGATGGCATCTATAGCAGGAGATAAATGGGGTTGAAGAAAATCAACCCACTTCCTCTCAATAAACTGATCAGACCATTCAGGATCCATAATGTCTCCAAAGGTTTCTGGTTTAACACTAGTGGTGTAATCACACCGAGTAATATCTAAACTCCATTGACAATCCTTATCAATTATTCTTTCAGCTTGAGCATCATTAATTAAAGACATTAGTTCATCTTTAATTTCAGCATGATTCTCAACCCTACTTAAACCAATGGGTGTTATTAATGGTATCTTAACTGCCTTCATTTGTACTTACGGACAGTCCCCTTCTCTCCACACTCTTTCAAGTATGCTCTTGCTTCTTTTTGAGTGTCAAACACTTTTGCAAATCGTGAGTCTGGATTCCATGTAGTATGAGAAACCAAATACTCTAAGTAGTCCTCTACTTTGCGTGTTGCCACCCATGTAGAAGTGTTGTTTGAATCTCGTGCCATGATAATTTCAAATAGTCTTCAAGTGTATTTATTATAGCAGACCAACACTAGATGCTGCAACCCCCACTGTTACAAAGAACCCAAATTCCATTAAGGGATACCAAGAACTACTGAAGAACGAGTTGACCGACATTTGTATATGCTATGACTGCTAGAGAGGATAGAAAAATTAATTGATACATTGTTACGCTGGATTATTTGCTGGAGCATAAATGGGTTGCATCATTCCTTTACCACCACCATCGTCATCATCATCATTGGTACTCGTTATGTCGAGTAGTAGTTCAATGATGAGGAATGCGAGGACGGGGACAAATGGAAATAATAAAGCCATTTGAAATTCGGACATTAAAGTATACCTGGGATTATCTGACCTGTTGTAACGACGGCACCTATACCTGCAACTATACCTATCATTGCAAGCCTTCCATTAAGAAGTTCTGCTTCTTTCATCTGATCTCTGTCAATGACATCTACTTGAGGCTCTTTGGCAAACATATTTACTTTGCCGTTTTCTTCTTGAGTTACCATGAGTTTTGTAAAGAAACATTACACAATTATATATAAAACATTAATGTTTGTCAAGGTATTTATACTCACAAGATGACAAAAAAATAGGTCATCATTTCTGATGACCCATATAAGAATCAGTTATGTAATACCTGTCGCGCTTAACGCCATGAGATTAATGTCTATTGGCGAAGACGTTTCTATTTATCCAAAAGTAATCACGTCTTTTCCAGAACTACCTACAGCCTCAGGAACAGGAACTGTTGTTGCTGCTTGATTAGTATCAAAGTTTAAATCTCCTGCTAAAGGATCATCATTATAAAGATTGATATTATAATCTGGATCATAACATCCATCAGGTAAAACTATATCGTCAAATGAAATACTATCTTCACCAAGGAAAGGTCTTTCAGTATGTTCTTCATGGTCTGGTAACCCTTCAACAATTGTTTGAAGTCCTTGGTAGTGTCTCCATACCTCACTAAGAGTACTTCTATCGAAGTCTTTAGTATCTACTGCCTCTTTGAAGGCTTCCTTTACAGCTTCAAGTGCTGTATCAAATTTTGAGTGTAGTCCGCAAGTCATAATTGTACAAGATCCTTTTCTAGTTTTGTCAATAAAATGTCATAGTTTTCATCAACGTCACCATAGAAAGAAGTCTTTCTAGATTCATAGAATCTCATAACCTTATTAAAGATCGATGGGTATTCTATATCTAAATTGATTCTCCTATCTACTGCATCCCATAGAATGTTGATGTAAGATGAGAACTGGTCCATACGTTACTCCTAAAGTAAACGAATGGGTTAGGAAGGAGTTGAACCTCCATCCTCTAACATTGCTATCTCAGCAAAATGATGTAACTGATCTATCAGTAAATCTTCTAGTCCTTCTTCCAACGTATCCAAATCAACGTGGGAGTCATACATGTCAGAGGATTCCATATTACTAACCCTGATTATAAATGCAAGGTTAGTTTTTGTCAAGCATCAAAGTAATCTTTACGCATGTATCTACCGAGTATGTTGCTGTTGTAGTATGCTGGTGTGCCATCTGCAGTAGCCTCCGTAAGGACGTTGTGTAAAAATAGTTGACGGGTCTCCTCGTAGTTGACCTTCCCTAATGTTTTATGTAGGCTTATTATTTCTCTTTTGAAACATCCATTCCCCAGAAGTTTCCTGTCCGCTGTAAGTTCCTTAGAACTTCCGTAGTATGCTTTCCAGTTACTTTCACTAGTCCGTTTGCGTCTCTCACCTCTAGGCTTTCGCTTTTGAACGAAGTATTTTCTTCCGATGTACTGCTTCCCAGTTTGTAGATTTGTAATCCTGTAGACAAAACCGAAGAAGCCGTTAATGTCAGCAGAAGTAAAAGTTGAACCCTGATAGGACCAGGGGTTCTCATAACTTCCCTCAACAGTTTCTGTATTTGTTTCATTAGTCACACTCTCCGTCTTCATCATTAATTTGGGCATAGGATTTTATTCCATCACCCCTATCTATATGATAAGCAGAAGTGTCTGAATACACCTCTGCTTTTATCTCTGCAATTGCTCTTTCTAAATCTGCTATTAATACTTTTAAATTTTGTGTAGGCATATCTTAGTAGTGGTATTCGTCTAGTATATCCAAGGCATTATTCAATGCTTGCTGTGCAGCCCACCGTTCATCCTTAGTCCATTTGGGATACCACGACCGACTGTCTATGTTATTCTTAATTTTTAAAAGTCTAGATGTCATGTCCACCTTACTAAGACGACCGTTCATCTAACCGCCCACCAATTTTTCCCAGTCACTGTTAAAGAGTTCTAACCCTTTATCTGTGAGTATATGTTTGTACATTCCTGTAAAAATCTTGGAAGGAATAGTGCAAATATCAGCACCGACTCGAAAAGCAGCGGATACCTGGGCAACGTCCCGAATGGATGCTGCAAGGACTTTAGTTGCAACCTTATGGGTAGCATAGACATCAGAAATTTCCTCAATAAGTTGAATACCGTCAAAGGATTGATCAAATACACGACCAACAAACGGTGACACATAAGTAGCACCTGCTTTAGCAGCAAGTATAGCTTGAGCAGTAGAGAAACACAGTGTTACATTAACTGGAACATCATCTTCTGATAAACTCTTACAAGCTTTCAACCCTTCAGGTGTAAGGGGTACTTTAATTGTAATGTTTGGACCAATATCTACATACTCATCTGCCATATCCAACATCTCATCTGCTGTCTCTCCTACAAGTTCTGCAGAGATCGACGCATGAAATGGGAATATCTCTGAAATCTGTTTGATTACTGTCACAGGATCATGACCATTCTTCAACATCAGACTGGGGTTGGTTGTTACACCATCTATTAACCCAGTCCCATATGCTTCTTTAATAAATTCAGGATCGGAACAGTCCAGAAAAATTTTCATGACTCTCCTTTTGTTTTCAGTATTTATTATAACAAAAAAGCACCCTTATGGGTGCTTGATGTTCAAATAGACATAATCTAATTTACCTTGCACACACGAGTCTGTCCTCTGTATGCTGAACTCCTCTGTATGTAAGATCAGTCTTGACCTTAGAGCAGCTCTCTTTTGTATCTGTGTTGTAGACAACACCTCGGTAAGTAACTTTTGCCATTGGATTAACTCCTAAAGTAGTTGGGTTTTTAATCCGTTCCTTTAGTCGGCTTTTGCGTCCCAACATCCAGGTGTCTCGTCCTTTATAACTTGAATCATTTCAAGTTTAACATCATCTTCTACTTTATATGTCTTCATCTTATCGATGAGAACATTAGCATCAGAGCATGTAAAGGTTGTAGCGAGCAAAAATGGAATCATGAGATGAACGAACCCGTTCCGAGTCGGCTTACTTGCGTCCCTTTTGGGATGAACGTGTAAGGTATCAGTTGATACCTACTTTTATTTATAACAGGAGACCCTAACAAAAGAGTGCATCCTGTTACAATTTATGTGTGGTGTTGGGGAGGTTGGATTCCTGTATTACCAACAAGAGGAGGGCATTACTACAGTTAGTAAGATCACCTCTGTCTAAGACCCGACTGGTAAGTCGATTCTCCCTTGGGGGGAGCAGCACCACCTGTGTCTCATCACCTTAACCAGCTATATGCCAGAAAGTTTATTCAGTCACTCCCATGTAAGGTGATCTGCCTTACTCAAATATTATATACCTAATAACTATGGTCGTCAAGCTGTGAACCTTCTCTTTGTTGCCAAAGTTTACGTTCCATTTCCCACAAGGATTCTGCTGTGTTAGGTGGTAGTGTTTCTTGACCTGCCTTGTCTAAAAGTTCATCATACATTTTTGCATTATCAAGGATGGCTTTCTTTAGGTCTTCCAATTCCCATTCTATATCTCCATTTGATGCATCATAATCAAAGTTTGAATCCACTGAAGGTGTTTTCTTTGACATCTTGTTTGATTCCTCCGACAACATAGCTTTCAATCTCCGTTTCTTGTGGTGCATTTTGCTGACCCTTGGAATTAAGCCAGTGCTCTGTCCAAGGTAAAGGATTATTTCTTAATGGCACATCATAAATGGTATCTAAACCAATGGATTTCATTCTACGATTAGCAATCCACTCAACATAATTGAATAATAATCTATCGTTGAGTCCAATCATAGTCCCATCTTTAAATAAGTATTGTGCCCATGCCTTCTCTTCGTCAACACACTTCTTAAACATATCTATAACAACAGGCTTCATCTCTTCTGTTATCGCTGCCATCTCAGGATCATCACCATTCTTCCAGTTCTTTAATATATTTTGAGTGAGTACCAGGTGCTGGTTCTCATCCCTTGCTATCAGGGATAATATCTTTGCTGACCCTTCCATAAGTCTGTTCTCACCAAAGGCAAATGAACAAGCAAAACTTACATAGAATCTAATCCCTTCAAGAATATTAACATTAGCAACCGCTAGATATAATTTCCTTTTTAAATCTCTTACTGTCCACTCAGAATTAATATGAGATCTCATATCATGTCTCCAAGCATTACTCTGACCATACTCCTGAGCATAGTTTATAAACTCATCATAAGATTTCGTAACAGATGCTGCTCTGGATAATATATTTTCGTCTTCTAAAATAGTATCAAAGACATCAGAAGGATTTGAATAAACGTTCTTAATAATGTATGTGTATGATCTACTGTGAATCATCTCCATGAACTGCCAGACGGTCATACACGCTTCCAATTCAGGTAAAGAGCAATATGGTATAAAAGCCATACCAGGGGCACGTCCCTGCACGCTATCGAGCATGATCTGATACTTAAGATTAGAAGTAAAGATATGCTTTTGATTCTCTGTTAACTGTGCGTAATCTGCACGATCTTTCTGGAGTGATACCTCTTCAGGTCTCCAGAAATATCCTAACTGCTGCTGTGTTAACCTATCAAAGGTTGGATACTTGTAAGAGTCATAACGTTGAACACTTAATGGTGCTCCAAAAAACATTGGTTGCTTGGATGTCTCAACCCTGTTAGAGTTGAACACGGTCATGCCATTAGGCTCAGATCTTACAGGATTCACAGTCTTCCTCTTCAGTGGTTAGTATGTTATTAATTAAAGCATCAACATCAGTTAATGATTCATCACTATCTTTCTTAGCATCATATGTATTCTGGTAATAAGATGTCTTCCAACCATACTTATAGGTTGTGAGTAAGTCGCCAGCCATAACAGAAACTGGTACTTCATTATCAGGATAATTCTCTGGATTATATGCCCAGTTACCACTGATCGCTTGGTCAAAGAACTTTTGCATTATGGATACTATTTTAATGTATCCATCGTTGTTAGGCATGTCCCATAACAAAGTATAATGTGATTTCAATGTCGTGTATGAGGGAACAATCTGCTTAAGAGGCCCCTTCTTTGATTTTTTAATGGACAAGTAGTCTCTAGGTGGCTCGATTCCATTGGTTGCGTTTGACACAACGGAGCT